TTCTTCAATTTTGAGTAGTGGTATCATTTTCACCAATTTTTTTAATTCTATACTTGTGTCCTGAATCCGAGTTAATTTCAAATCGGGCTCTCATATCTTCAGCTTCCTCTCTTGTATCGTATTCCAATACTTCTCCTTCGGTATCCAAAATGATTACCGGTAATTCTTTTTCTGACCTAAGGTCTTTAATCAATTTTATAATAATGTAACTCATAATGCAAATATAATATATTTTTTTTAATAACCAACCCAGTTTTTTTGATAATCTTTATTGTTAACACAAAACCGGGCATAATCATTAACTCTTGGGTATCCGGTGTTATAGTATCCACAAATTAATCCCCAATCGTTGTATTGTTTTCTCAACTTATGTAATAGTTTCATTGAAATTTTAACATTCAAGTCAATGTTATGTAACAATTCTTTTTGGGTAATGTTCTTTCCTGTTATCCAATCCGCAGTTTTTGGCATAATCTGCATTGGACCTTTGGCTCCAACATATGATGTTAATTTGCCATGATATCTCCAATCAAATGGTCCTTGATATGTTGTTTCAAGATATGCGATATTATATGCAATGTATTTTGGGATGTCGTATTGTTTGGAATACTTCTCAATTGAGGTATAAACTTGGAGACTATATGGTGAAGTGGAGTGGAGATTTTTATTTCCAAAGTTATATCCTCCACCATCACTCATTTCTCCCGATAGATTGAATCCCACCAAGACAATTCCAACCGCAAACAACAAATAAAGATACTTAAATCCGTTTATTATCATTAATTGGAATTGTTTTTAGGTGAAGCCTGACCCCAAATATTTTTGGCATATAGATTGAAGATGGTATAACCTACCGAATCCTCATAAACGGTATATTAAACATCCTTTCTTTTGATTACCAACAGATTGTTGTTCTCATCAATTGCAAGTTTAACTTCATTTCTCTTCACCGATGTTACTGAAAGTTGGTTGGAGAAACTTGTTTTAATTATATCATAATAATACCCGATTGATATGCCGACAGCAAAACTCAAGGAGATGATGATATACATCGATAATTGTTTGAATGTTTCGTTTACTTTTTCTTTAATATTTTCCATATGTTTTAATTTTATAATTTAAAGTATAGGTAAAATTTTCCTGATAACCAAATCAATAATTACCAGTGTAGTTCTTCAAACAATTTTTTTTGTTACAAGAACATTTTTTCCCACATTCACATATAACTTCCTCATCACCTGTTGATTTGTTCATTTTTTTTCTAACATATTCTCCCAAGTCATAATCGTTAGGGTGTTTGTTAACTTCTTCTTCAGTTATAATAATTTTTTTAGTCATAATGTTATATTTTTTTAATTATAAAAAAACTAACCGAAATGTCAAATGTCAACTATATTTGTGTTAAGTTTGAAAATCTAAATATTTATAAGTTATGGACGGAAAAAAAATAGCTGCAAAACTCGAATATTTAATATTCCAAGAATTAAACCCAAATTTTGAAGATATCGTCGTTGATGTGGATTTAAATATCACTCGAGGAGAACCAGTAGAAATTGATAGTTATTTTATCATGATACAATGTAACTATAAAGGTGGTATTGATAGTGTTGATAGTAGAACTTTTTCAGGTGATTTGAATAAGGTGAGCGATTTAGTTCATTCAGCCGCTTCAACATACATCATAAAACCTGATGGCAAATTAAAATCACTTAGTGTTGATGATGAAGTTTATATTGGAGAGCCGAGAATAGATACAATTGAATATGTTGTGGATGATACTCATAAATTTGGATTTAGTGTAATGGTAATCTCAAGATATGAATGATAGATTAAAAAGATTATCAACAAAGTTGGTAAAACAATTTCCGGTTAAAGAATTTAATGACCCTCAGGAAACATACACAATGTTTTCGGACATTTATATTGAACACAAAGATTTTTACAAAACATTTAAACCTGAAGACATTATCAAATTAGTGATATACATTTATTCTTATAAGAATACAAAGGATTTTGATTATGGTGATAAAATACTTAACAATTTAGCATTCTCCGATTTATTGTTAATCACCGAGAAAGAACATATTGCGACTTGTAATGAGTGTAATGGAAATGGCGGATGGGAATGCGAAAGTTGTGGTGGAGGTGGAGAAGTTGATTGTGATACCTGTGAAGGTGATGGAACAGTTAGTTGTGAAACTTGTAACGGATATGGAACAGTTGAAAAGAATGGTGAAGAGGTAGATTGTGACGAATGCTATGGTATTGGTGAAGTTACCTGTGATGGATGTGCAGGTCAACGTAGTTTCCAATGTGATACCTGTAAAGGAACCGGAAATGAAACTTGTGATTACTGCGAAGGAGATGGAGAATATATATCTGATGAGTCCGAATATGACCTATACACAATAGCGTGTTGGGATAAAGATATGAATGACGCATGTGAACAAAGCGAAGGAACACCATACGGCGCATTTACTTATGATTATTTTTTAAATAGGTTTGAAAGATACATCATTTTAAGTATTGAAAATAACCACGAAAGACTTAATGATGATTTAGAAATGGATAAAATGTATGCAACATCTTATGATGATAATCCAAGATTATTCATTTCAGGTCAAAAGACATTAAAAATATTTAATATGGATAATTCACTAACTAGTAGATATATATCATAATGATAGAAGTAAAAAATTTTTTGAAGATATTACAAAAAGCGGGATATCCAAACACAAATCCTGATACAATTACCATTGCAAATGCCGCATCATACCCATTACAAAGTTTTATCAAAAACTTATCCGAAGACATAGGAATGGGAGGAACTCAAGAGTTCATTGAGAAGGTATTCTCGTCATTAGGTTTAACTTATCACCCGGGACTTAAATTAGACCTCGGTGATGGTGATTACATGCATCTTATTATTAACGATTTTGATTTGGTGGAAGGTGAAGGAGAAGATATCACGGAGGTGTGGATACATTATAGTTTTGGTGAGAATCGTTTAACTATAAATGAGACTCCTACAACATTGGCAGACATATGGGATGAGGCAGATATGGGTGATATGGGAGAGGTTGGTGAAATTGAAGATGAAATTCAAGATGAATTTAGAGATTATATTTACACCAAAACAGGAATTATAATACACTTCGATTCACAAATATAAAAAAAAAGAGAGACCGAAGTCTCTCTTAAAGGGCTGACATAAAAGTCAAGCGTCCACCACCAAGTTTTACTAAACTTGGAAACTATCGTTCAACACTCAAATTTTCTCTTTTAATCACAGAGTTTACTAACTCTTCAACTTTTTTTGCTGGCATATAACTAATAATATCGTCACCACCCTCAGGATAGAAAAAATTAGTTATAAAGTCTCCAGTTTTGGTATTAAAAATCGCAACTTCGAAAGTCTCAACAAAATCACCATACAATCCTTTTGCACCTCCAACAATTGAGAAGGTAACACGACCATCTCCAAATCTTGTCATTCGACCTTCACCACCACTATATTGGTGCGGTTTAGACCATTTAATAATATCTTTAATTGTTATCATATTTTTACTTCAAATTTTCTAACTTCTTTCTTAATTCGTATAATTGTTCCCTTAATTCCCTCATATCATCAAGATTTTTTTGGGTCTTGTTTGGTTCGTCTTGGTGTTCTTTAATGAGATTTGTTATGAAGTCTATTTCATTATGAATGTCCTCCCTCGTTTCTTTTAACAAATCCGACTCTTTGTTTTCACCATTACTTTGCCCAACTTTATATGCGGTATAGACAACACCAGCACCAAGTGCTATTTTCAATAAATTACTTAATATTTTACCCATTTGTTTCTAATGCTTCGATTTTAGATTTTGTAATTAAATGTTCGGCTAATGTATAATTATCCACATTTGTTGTGATTATAGAATTCACCAAATGTTTATGTGGGATATGGATTAAGAACTCAACACCATTGAAGAATGTTAAATCCTCTTTCATCTCAATACAACCTTGAATCATTTTCAAGAATAACTTGAATTGAGTTTGATTTACAAAAGTTTCATTCAACAATACTCCGAATGTCTCGTGTTGAATCTTGATAGTGTGAGATGGTATATTCATATATTTTTATTTAGACAACAAAGATAATGTTTTTTTTCTAATTACCAAGAAATATTTTTATGAAGTTGTTAATTTTTTTTAAAATAAAAAACCCCTCACATAAGTGAAGGGTTAGTTAGGCTTTGTTTTCATATGTATCCGGAGCGTCGATAAAAAAATATAGGCTGAGAATATACCTTATTTTGAGAATCTTTAGAAGTATTATTGTTTCACTTCATTTCCACATTCTTTTGGAATGTAATTCTCATCGCCGATTGGTTAGACCAATCACTTCTTGAGGCTTTAACTACTCTTTCATTACTTAACTCTCTTCAATCTTGCGAACTGACTCAGGATTCGACTCCTTAGAGGTCTTTGGTAAAAATACACTTCGACTTGCGGTGTTAGTGTGCCACGGACAACCCGTGACTATGTAGGCGACTTTCGTTAAAACCTGATGGACACTTGTGCTTATGATTTTTAGTATAACTTTTACATTAACATTGTAAACTATAAGTTTGTGTGTTGTGGATGATAGAAGTAGTGGTCCACCGTAAGCTCCGTCATCTTTTGAACGACAGAATACTAAACTACTCCTTAAGGTATCCCTACCTTCATATTTCAAGTTTACTTCAAAAAGAGACCTTGGTAGGTCATCCTTAAGGATGCTAGCGACACCACTCGTTCTTCATCTTACCTTTCGGTTTTAAGTTAACTATAATATTGGAACTCGCAATAATATGATTGGATAACCATACTTTTTACATAATTCCTATGGGTCATTTTTGTTGGTGTTCCCACCTCAAACAGACAATCCACATTGCCCATTCAGTTTTCCATTTCCCTACGAAGTCATCCTCGGTACTACAGGCTCACTGATATCCCACTTGTATACTCGAGCTCCGTTCCCGAAGCCGCAAACCTATTAACACAACAGATTCACTTTATATTGGCTTTCACCAAATTTATTTAACGACCATATACGGCCGATTATCGTTTCTCAAGTTAATATAATCCCGAAGAATCAAATTAACCTGATGGATAAATAATATTTTTCAAAGAACTCGTTTCGGTTATTCCCGAATTGTTTTACAAAGATAAGACATTTTTTTCATTTGTCAAGACCTTTGTTGTTTTTTAACATTTTCATTCTGAATAATTCTTTCGACTTTTTCAGAATTGTTTTACAAAGATAAGACATTTTTTTCATTTGTCAAGACCTTTGTTTTTTTACAGAGTTGCAGTGCCTTGGAATCGAACCAAGCTATGTGAGTTTATGAGACTCATGGAACGCCATGCCCCCCGCCTGCTGTATATTTTTTATTTCTAAGAACTTATTTCCTAATTGGACTACAAAGATACAACATTTTTTTCATCTGTCAAGACCTTTGTTAAAAATACCCCACCTAATATTTTTGTTTTTACACTCGATACCGGTGGGGTTGTTTTTGAGACTCTTATCTCATTTGTTCCGCAAATTTAAGACAAAATTCTCATCTTGTCCGTATTTTTTTTGCGAGATATAAAGTTGGGGGTATATATCCTTACGGATGAGAATATAAATATACGATAGTTTATGAAAAATCCAATTTTTTTTTATAATATAATCAAATATTTTTATATTTATAGTTATGGAAGTTAAAATTAACGACAATATCTTTAAGGTTAAAACCTTAATTGACGAGAGGTCCAAGTATATTGGAATGATGGGTAAGAAATTTGATAAGACCTTTAATGGACTATTATTTTTAATGGGTGGTAGTAAACAATGTTTTTGGATGAAGAATTGTATCCAAAATTTGGACATCATCATCATTAAGAATAATGTTATTGTTAATATCCATCACAATTGTCCTCCTTGTAATAGTAAGGAATGTTCAAGTTATTGCGGAAATGGTAATATTGTATTGGAAATCGATGGAGGTGCTTGTGAAAGACTTGGTATTGAACCAGGTGATAGTGTTGAATACCTATTTTGATTCTTTAATCTTTTCTTTCAACTTTCTCTCAAATTCAGTTGCAATCATTTTGGTGAACTTAACAGATGGAGAATCATCTTTCTCGGAATCATATTTGTATTTACCTTGAGGTGGTCTTTTACCTCTTCCAAGATAATTCAACCCTGAAATATTTGTAATACACTTATGTCCTCCGCTATTAGCTTGAATCAAATCCCAAGCGTTAACACCAATCTTATCCAACATTTCTTTGTGTTCTTCAGGTAATTCAGTGAATGGTATTTCCATCATTTCTTGGATGTGGTCTAATACTTCTTCTCCATTCTCAATCGTTGTGAATTTGTCACCATATAATGCTTTAAAATCCTTAAATGTGAACCCAACACTTTCAGGACCAAAATCTTTTGATGATTCTGAAATCCATTTTATAGTTGATAATGGAATGGTTCTTTCTTTTAATTGACCCTCCCATTTACCCAAAACTTCTTGAGCAATCTCACCTAAATTAACTCCTTTCAATTCTCTATCCTTTTTGAAAGGGTTACAAGATGCCTGAACCAATCCTAATGGCCAAGCCATGATTAAGAAATCGGCTTCAGGGTTGTTTCTGAATGGTGTGTATCTATCATAAGAACCTGGCTTAATCATTGAGCCTCCACCATATTGAAATATTATATTATCCTCAACTTTAGGATATCCTTTCATTGTTTCTTTGTATGCTTCGGCATTCTTTTGTAATTCCTCAGGAGCAGGAGCATTTGTTTGTTTCATCCAATCTTTAATATTTGTCAATATTGACATTAAAGATGGATTAGATTTCATGACTAAATTCTCCATGAACCCTGGTTTGTTTTTAAATGCTAGTATTAGTTTATTAATTACTAACCCAAGCAACATTTTGTTTTTTTGTAAACTCTTATCTTTATCGATTCTGAATAAATAATTTACAACTTCATCCGGTGAGATATCATACTTCGCAAAATCCGCAGAGTCTACAGTGCTAATTAATAAAATGTCTGAAGAGGGAAATATATCTTTCGGAGATACTATTTGTGAGATTGTTTCAACATTTGAACGAGATGGTCTGAATGATGTTGATTTGGTATCTTCAGCACCCGCTTGTCTATCATGATGGTCTGTGTGAATAACGAACATTGGTTTACCCTTAGCAAAATCAACTAAAACTGGCATTATATCACCAGTCGCGTCGTTTTTCTTCACCGCAAACTCTTTATCACCATATTGAATTATATGTGAACCAACAACATCAATACCATTATCCTCAAGGTATTTTTTCATCGCAATTGCGGTGGTTACTCCGTCAAGTCACAGGTCCTGGTGAAAGTAGATTTCGGCCTTTTTGTATCTCTCAGCGAGAGAACGCATTGCTCTTAATCCACTTTCAACCAGGACATGTATATTTTTTTTGGTTGTCATAGTTTTATTATTTTTTTGGAATTGAGTTATAATTAACTTTTTTAACCGTATAGTTTGGTACCATCTCTAATTGCTTTGAATCTGAATTTTTATTTGACACCATTATTATTTCTTTCCCATTTCTTTTATCAATTCTAACAATAGCATATCCAGTATATGGAACTTTACTTATAGGCCCTATTTTCCATGCTTGAAAAGTATCAGTATAAGGATATAAATAACCATCTTTTCCGATAATTCCTTCAAATTGGGTTATATCATCGTCTAGTGCAAAGAATAGTTTTTCTTTCTGTTCTGAAATAACTCTTTTGACGATACTCATCAAATCTCCTTCTGTTAATCTTATAATTTTCTTTCCCATTAGTTTAATGTAAGTAAGTATTTTAATTTATTAACTTCACTTAACATTTCATCTTTTAAGTTAAGTAAGTCAGTGTCGTATTTTGAATCTAATTCATCTGTTATTGCAACTAAAAATTCGGTAATCCCATCCATAAACTTTTGAATTGAAATAAAACTTATGTCTTGGAACATTATTGAAAATTCAGATTCAAATTGAGGTCTTCCGTATTTACCCATCATAGATTCAACGAAAGTATCAATTAAATCACCTAAAGCATCATATATTTTACCATACGCTTTGTGTTTTGAATAACTTGATGTTTGCCAATGTAAGAATTTAAATTGTGTTTGTATTTGAACTAGTTTTAATATTAATTCTTCTTTCATTATTTAATAGTTTTTTTTTATTTATAATGCTTTCGCGATTCCACCTGTCATTTGACCTGTAAATATATTTGTTAAAAAATTTTGAATAAAATCAGGTTCTTGAGATTTTTGAGTTTGGCCTTCACCACTTTTTGTCGGTGTTGAACTCGTTTGACCTTCTGTTCCAACAAAATCTTCTGCGGCGTATTTTTTAGCTTCAGGAGTTTGATTATATTCATTCATTTTTTGAGTTATCATTTGTTCGGTCATTTTATTCGCCAATTCTTCGGGCCCAACAAAGTTACCAACACCTATATAATCCAAAAATCCTAACCACCACTTAGTCCTTCTCATTAATATTCTCATATTTCTATTGCCAAATAATCTTGGAGCTCCCCCTAAAAATATACTTGATAAACTACTTCTCTTAGTAAGATTAGTTGCAATTTTTTCGTTCTTTAAGATTGATTGTAAATCTTTGATATTTTCAACAGGTTTACTTACTCTAGCCATATTTTTCGCCAAATTGCCCGTTAGTTTTTGGAATTTAACACTTTTAGCTCCGGCGTTCTCAAGTAATTTCAAGTAATCTAGTATCGTATTTCTAAAACCTTTAAGTAATCCTCCGGGTAATAATTCAACTTTTGACGCAACTTTTGGTGCCCATGTTTTAGCTGATTGTAAAAATTTACCGACAATTCCCGGACTTTCAGCCAATTTCGCAAGACTTGTTGCCGCTTCCGTGGTTTTTCCGGCCTTAGCTAATTTCATTGCAGAGCTTAAACCCTTAGTCGCTCCTCCACCTATTTTAAGTGACGCCATAACGGGTTTAGCTACAACATCTCCAGCATATGGTATTGCGGAAATGATACTTAATAAACCAAATAAATGGTCTCCTTGTGAAAAATATGAAATTCCATTAACCACATCGACAACACCTGTTGGATCGGCAATACCTAATATATCACCAACTAAATTATACCATTCAGCTTCTTTAATTAAATTAGATTTTTTTGGATATATGACTTTGCATAACTCTAAAACTATTTGTTTTTCTTCAGTTGAAAACCGAGACCAATTATCTTCTGCAATCTTCAAGTTTACTTCGAATTTTGCCGCGTGAGTAACAAGGTCAAATTGTTTTTTGTTTAATAAAATGTTTGACATTTTTTTATTTTAATAATAAATATCCATAAAATAAAAAAAAGGGTCGAATTCGACCCCTTTAATTATATATCCAACTTTAATTGTCGATTTGATACGACAAAAGGTTTGACCCTTTCTTTCGCAATGTTGGTATAATTTTCACTCAACTCAATTCCAATCCATTTTCTACCTAATGTTTCAGCAGCAACTGCAGTAGTTCCACTACCCATGAAAGGGTCAAGAACAATGTCATCCTTATAAGTTAAGATTTTAATTGCTTTCGATGGAATATCCAAACTGAATGTGGCTTTCGTCAATGACTTGGTATCGGCGAAATATTCCCATCTACCAAAAACCAAATTCATAAATTCTTTTTTATCCTCATCTTGATAAATCATCTTTTTCTTAATATTACCATCCTCGTCTTTAACTTCAGTTGGAACTCCTTTCCATTGAGATTCACCTTTGTTTAATTTTTTAGGTGATTTTTTATAGGCTAATATGACACATTCTTTTGGATTGTAGATGTAAGGTTGACTATTACTCATCCAACTACCCCAAGCCGTCTGTCTAACTCTATGAGGACTATCCTCCGTTAAATCCACCATCCCGAAGAATTGGAACCCAACTTTTTTCATTCTCATCCAAAACTCGGAGTTAAATAAAATTCTACCACCTCTTTCTTGAACATTCATTTCGATTGGAACATTGACCGCAATTCTTCCATCATCTTTAAGAACCCTGAATGACTCAGATAACCAATCAATGGTGAATTTCCAATACTCATCCATAGGTATTCCGTCATTATAAACATCATATTTGATATTGGCCCCGTAGGGTGGCGATGTGACAATTAAATCCACACTGCCTTCAGGGAATGTCTTCATTACTTCAACACAATTCCCGGTTATAATTTGTCCCGTAACATCTTCAATCTTTTCTATTAAACTCATTCTATTATTCACTTATATTATTTTCTAAATTTTGAATTCTTCTTTCAAGATACCACTGAGCCTTCTTGAGGTCTTGTAATTCTTTATCGTTATCTTTTTTTCCTGCCCTTGAGATATACTTTACAGTATTTCCCAAATGGAAGTCCAAGTCCCAATTCTCTATCACTTTTATTGCCTCATAAATATTCTCTGACCCTCCGTAATGTTCGGGATGGTTAACCATTTCTTTATTATTTTCCATTTAAGTTAAATTTAAGTTCTTCAGATGGAACATTAGCCTTTGATTCCATCATATCTAATGTTAATTCGTAATTCTCGTCGTTAGTATATTCATCTAACAAATCATTTGTTGACAATGTTCCAAACTTTTCAGATAGTTTGGTTGTATCAACATCATCATACATAACATGCAATGTATCGTCCAAATCTTTTGCTAAATCTAAAGATTCAGAAATTATTTGAAGGACTTTATATGGGTTCGCATTTGACGCTGGTCTTCTGTCTTCAAGATAACCTTTCCAAGTTTCTCCAACAACTTTTGGAACTCTGATTGATGCACCTCTATCTGATACACCCCAACTGAATTTATCAATCGATTGTGTCTCGTGTTTACCAGTTAATCTCAAATGATTATCTGAACCATAGTTATCAATATGTTCTTTCACTCTTGATTCAAATACTTTGAAGATTGATTTGAAATATTTTTCTCCACCTGTTTCTCTCATTCGTTTATTTGAGAAATTTGTGTGAAGACCTGAACCATTCCAATCGCCTGATGTTAATGGTTTTGGATGTAATTCAATTTGTAGGTTATGTTTTTCAGCCAATTTATATAGAAAGTATCTTGACATCCATAAGTCATCTGCCGCCTTTATAACACCTTTACCAAATATTTGATATTCCCATTGCCCGATTGCAACTTCCGCATTGGTCCCTTCAATTCCAATACCATATGCCAAACACATATCCAAATGTTCTTCCGTAAATTGTCTACCAAACATTTGTCCACCAACACCACAATAATAAATTCCTTGGGGGTCAATAATTCCTCCAGTGTGGAATCCTAAAATATTTTTATTGTGTCCGTTACGAATGAAGTATTCTTGTTCAAATCCAACCCAAAAGTCCTGGTCTTGTTTTAATTTTGCTCTGTCATTTGATTGGTGAACATTCCCTTTATTATCCATCACCTCACAAAGAACATAAATTGTTCCTGATAAAAAATTACTATATAATCTAACAGGTTTTAAATAACAATCAGATGAATATCCTTCGGCTTGGTTTGTCGAACTACCATCAAACCCCCATTCAGGAACATCGGATAAATCGGTAATTGGGTTAACACTAACTCTGACTTTACTTCTTAAATTTGGCTCCGGAGCATATCCATCTAGCCATACATATTCAATTTTTGTATTCATATTATTTTTAAAATTTTTTTGTAACATAATAATCTTTTCCGTATTTGGATTCCTCCAAGATATTTTGAGACACCAATTTATCAATAATTTGAATGGTCTCTTCAATTGGTTTTTGGATTATATACCTTGATATATAATCAATGTGAATTGGTTGTCTTAATTTATTTGACAATAATTTTATAAGTTTTTCGTCTACCATATATTAAAATTTATATTTCCACTTTTTTTTCATATAATCAAAATATCTATATCTCTTATTTGGATTATATAAAAACCACGCAACATAATAATCAAACCACCATTCAATTTCAAGTAAGACTTTTTTTAATTTTAACCATCTTAAAATTTGTTTCGACGATTTACCTTTACTATGTAAATCATAAACATATTCACTTAACTCATCTTGGAAATAGAATAATTCTGTCTTACCATAATATTGACTTAATGTGTCCGACTTAAGCGCGGTTAAGGTTTCTTGATAATTAATAAATCTTCGATTTAATCCCATACTTTAAAAGTATAATAAAAAAACAATTAAGAGTCAAAATTTTTTATTTTATCCAAATTTGTTGTTTGATAAATGTAGCTTATTACCTTTCTTTTTGTTATAGGAACTAAAGTTTGTTCCATAGGTAAATCTTGATTACATTCCATTTGAAATACTGGAAAAATTTTGACATTTTTTGTTTTACTAAATGTAGAATGGGTTTCAATTACCGAAGTCAATGTTACCTCCTCAAGAATATTTTCATATATTAATTTAATGGTATTTTCATTGATGTTCGGGATTTTTCGGGATTTTTTGATTTGGTATTCCCATATGTAAACTTTGTTATCTT